TGTTGTAGATTAACGGTTATGTTTATTTGTTTTCAGTTTGTTTTATATCTCACAACGAGACATTAAGACATATTCACGTGTGATCAGATTGTGATTAGATTCGTTGCGTTGTAATCTGTTGCCATGCGGGGGTATATTTTATAGCCATCACCCCCGACACGCGCCACCACTCTATATATGTGTTAATCAATAGTATCCTACACACACTCAGGAGTTATCATGCCTAAGAAGATTGCTAAGAAAGAAGATGTTATATTAAAGATGGTATCTGATGGTATAGCGGTAAGTGATATATGTAGGGGTATGAGTATTGGCAGGTCTACGTTTTACAGGTATCTTAGTGATAATAAAGAGATTAAGGAAGCGTATGAGATAGCCAAGAGTGGTTATTCATCTGAGTTTAGAAGTAATTATGAGAATTTACTTATTGGTGCTGTAACTGGTACAGCGAAGGTAGATGTATTAGCATTAAGAGAGATGGGGACTCATAGTAGGTGGTTAGAATCTCATTGTAACTCTGAGGAGTTTGGGGAGAAAGCCAAGGCTATGATGAGATTAAAAGTAGATGATACTGAAGTAACATTTGCATGGGAAAACGATGGGTCAAGTAACAATACCGTATAAGCCTCGTGCGTCTCAAGCTGAAATGCATAACAGCCTAAGACGCTGGAATGTTTTAGTCATGCACAGACGTTTTGGCAAGACTGTTTTTGCAATTAATCATTTAATTAGAGAATGTTTAACTTGTCCATTACCTAGACCAAGGGTTGCATTTATAGCTCCAACCTTTACTCAAGCTAAGAGAATAGCATGGGATTATGTAAAATATTACGCCAGTGTTATTCCAGCAATACAGTTTAATGAGACTGAGTTAAGGGTAGATTTTCCCAATGGTTCCAGGTTGATGTTGTTATCTGCTGAGAATCCAGATGCGCTTAGAGGTATTTATTTAGACTTAGCTATCTTTGATGAGTTTGGTATGCAGAATCCAAGGGTATGGGGGGAGGTTGTACGACCAGCCTTATCTGACAGAGAGGGTGCGGCTGTATTTCTAGGAACTCCTGCTGGTCATAATCATTTTTTTGATTTACTGCAACAGGCAAAGAGTGAGGTAGCAGATGGTTCTGATAAATGGTATTGGAAGACTGTTAAGGCATCTGAGAGTGGTATTGTAAAAGAAGAAGAGTTAGAAGCTGCTAAGAAGCAGATGACAGAGGAACAGTTTGAACAAGAGTATGAGTGTTCCTTCACAGCAAGTATTATTGGTGCTTATTATGGAAAATTAATAGCTGAAGCAGAAGATGATGATAGGGTTACAAAAGTGCCATATGACCCTTCATTGCCTGTTCATACAGCTTGGGATTTAGGAGTTAATGATGCAACAGCTATTTGGTTTGCTCAAGTCTTTCGCAGTGGTGCGGTACATATTATTGATTACTACGAGAATAGTGGGGTGGGTCTCGACCACTATGCGGAAGTTCTTAACAGGAAAGACTTCGTATACGGTAATCATCTCGCACCCCATGACATCGAAGTCAGAGAACTTGGGTCTGGTAAGTCGCGTTTGGAAACAGCTTTGTCGCTTGGTATCAGGTTCAAAGTAGTTCCTAGAATGAAAGTAGCTGATGGTATTAATGCAGCTAGAATGCTTTTACCTAAATGTTATTTTGATAGAGATAAATGTCAGGATGGCGTTGATATGTTAAGACAGTATCGCCAAGAATGGGATGATAAGAAAAAAGTATTTCGTGACCATCCAAGACATGATTATACATCTCATGCATCAGATGCCTTTCGTTATTTAGCAACTGGTATTGAAAGAGTAGGCGTTATGGTGCGACCACCACAACAGGCAGCAGTTAATGACTACAACCCATTTAAATTATGAAAGTTTAATAAGATTACTGGCAACAACAGATGGATATTGTGTTCAAGATATGGAATGGTTGTATAATTATATACAAGTGCCAATAAGCCAAGGTCAGTATATTACAGATGAGGAATGTAGTTTTTTTTGTACAATAGCTTTTCCAACAAAAGCACAGATACATGAATATAAAAAAAGGTGGATAATAAATCCAAATGCGTTTTATGAACAAGAAGATGATGTTTGGTTAGTAGATTTCATTGCAAGGAATAGATTTTTACCGTCTTTGAGAATAATAAAATCTGTGTTATCTTCCCTTGGGTACACACAATGTCACTGGTTAAGAGATAAAAACGGTAAAGTAGGATTACATAGGTGGTAAATTATGGGCAGTAAAAAAACATCTAAAGAAAGAAAAGAAGCTACAACTCCAAGTGCTTCATATAATCTTTCAAAAAGCAAGCAAACAGATGCCGCCTTTAGGCAGTTTTTTAATATAGGGGCTGATGGCAAAAGGGATACTGGCAGAGACACTCAGATGACAAGAGAGCGTCAGGAAAAAAGAACTAAGTCAGAAGCAGATAGATTAAGAGGCATTACAAATCTTAAACAAAGAAGACAAACAGCTACTGGCTCAGAATTAAAAAACCTTACAAGATTGCAAGATAGATTAGAAAAAGCTGCTCCAACTATTTCAAGAAGTATTTTTGCAAGAGAGCAAGGTAGGGCAAAGTCTTTTGAGGCATCTATGAGACCTGTATTTGATGATAAAGGTAATGTTATTGGTATAAAGTCAAATGACCCAAGCAGAGATGACAGTGGTAGATTAATAAAAGATAAAAAAGATAAACCATCAAGAACTATTGTTACACCAACACCAGCACCAGAACCAATTATAGAAGAAAACATAGATGTCACTGAAACTGCTATGATAGGTGGAAGTCAAAAAAGAAGAAGAGCCAAAAGATTTGGTGGTGCTGCGTCTAATGTTGAAACGTTGATTTCATAGGAGTAATCACATGAGTTTTTTATCGCCACCCCCCACACCCCCTATCCCAAAGCCACCACCAGTGCCAGAGCCAGTAGATGAAGCAAGAGCTGCGGCTATGTCAGAAGAAGCTTTCTTGGAAGAAAGAAAAAGAAAAAAGGGTAGGGCAGATACTATCGTAGCTGGTGCTTTGCAAAGTGATAAACCAGCAACAACAGGAACGCCAACATTATTAGGATAATCCAATGGATGATATAATCAAAGAATTGATAAAGCGTTTTGAACATACGTATTCGCAAAGAGATAATTGGGATACGCATTATCAAGAACTATCTGATTATATGCTTCCTAGAAAATCCGATATTGTAAAAAAGCGTTCTCGTGGTGAAAAGCGCATGGAGCTTATTTATGATGGTACTGCACTGCAATCTGTAGATTTATTATCAGCAAGTCTTCATGGTATGCTTACAAGTGGTGCATCTCCTTGGTTTCATTTAGATGTAAAAGACCCAGAGCTTAATCGCGATGATGATGTGCGTGAGTGGTTGCAAGATACCTCTATGCGTATGATACGAGCATTTAATCAATCTAACTTTGAAACAGAAGTACATGAAACATATGTTGACCTAGTTGTGTTTGGAACATCATGTATCTTTACAGAAATAGACGGAACTAATTTAAGATTTAGTACCAGACATATTTCAGAGTTTTATGTAACAGAAGACCAGTTTGGAATGGTAGATACTGTTTACAGAAAATATAAATCAAGTGCGAGTCAAGCAGTTAAAAGATTTGGTATAGAAAATGTTGGTGATTTCATTGCAAGAACGTTCGAGAAAAACCCACAAGAAGAAGTAGAAATACTTCATGTAGTAACGCCAAATGAAAATAGAGATGCAAGCAAAGCAGATAATCAAAACATGATGTTCTCATCTGTTTATATTTGTTACAAAAGTAAAATGGTTATTTCAATTAGTGGCTTTGAAGAAATGCCATATGCAGTGCCAAGATTTCTTAAATCAACATCAGAGGTAATGGGAAGAAGTCCTGCAATGGTTGCATTGCCAGATGTTAAAATGCTTAACTTAATGTCAAAAACAATTATACAAGCTGCACAGAAAACAATAGACCCACCATTACAAGTTCCTGATGATGGGTTTTTACTTCCAGTTAGAACAAATCCAAGTGGCCTAAACTTTTATCGTGCTGGTTCAAGAGATAGAATAGAGCCATTAAATGTAGGCTCAAACATAAATATCGGGTTAGCTATGGAAGAGCAAAGAAGACAAGCAATACGTTCTGCCTTTTATGTAGACCAATTACTTGTTGGTGGCTCTCCTAATATGACAGCTACAGAAGTTGTTCAAAGGCAAGAAGAGCGCATGAGGGTAATTGGCCCTGTTCTTGGAAGGCTAATGAATGAAATGCTTCGTCCACTTATAGACAGAGTGTTTGGTCTTATGCTTAGAGCAGATATGCTTGCACCAGCACCAGAAATACTGCAAGGGCGTGATATTGATATTGAATATGTTTCTCCTCTTGCAAGAGCGCAAAAGTCTAGTTCTTTGAATAATACTATGAAAGCATTGGAAATACTTCTACCTCTTGCTCAAAGCCTACCTGTTGGAGATCATATAGACCCTGATGGATTGGTAAGGCATATAACAGATAGTTTGGGTGTTCCAAAGACTACTTTGAAATCACAAAGAGAAGTAGATGAAACAAGACAACAACGCGCAGCATTAGAGCAAGAAATGATGGAGCGACAGCAACTTAACGAAGATGTAAGTAATATCGCACAAGGCGCACAAGCTGTAAGAATGGTTAATAAATAATGAATGAAAAAGAAATAGAACAATTAAGAAATATGTACACGGAAGTATTTACAAGTGAAAATGGCGTTAAAGTTCTGCAAGACATTGCTAATAGATGTAATGCAAACGCCACAACATTTGTAGCAGGGGATGTAAATGCCTCTGCATTTGAAGAAGGTAAACGTGCTGTTTATCTTCATTTAACAAGAATGATTAATAAGGAGAAATAATGGAACAAGAATCAGTCGAACAGGTAGACCAGTCAACAACTACTTTGATGGAAACACCAGCAGAAGTAGCACAGGGCGGTTCTGGTAACGATTTTTTAAATATGATTCCAGAAGATTTACGCAATCACCCAAGTCTATCACCTATCAAAGATGTTAGTAATCTAGCTCAATCTTATGTAAATGCACAAAGACTAATTGGTGCAGAGAAAGTTCCACTACCAGCAAATCCAACAGATGAAGATTTGGATAGAATAGCTGATAGATTAGGTAGACCAAAAACAGCAGATGATTATAACATCTCTGTAGATGGTAACGTAATAACAGAAGATGTTGCAAATAGTTACAAAGACATTGCACATCAACTTAGGCTTACACCAGACCAAGCAAACGGTGTTTTAGAATATTATAAATCTGTTGTGCAAAACTCTACTGAATTAGCCACTAGTGAAATAGAAGCTCAAAGAACAGAGATAGAAGGGCAACTAAAAAAAGAATGGGGTCAGGCATATGACCAGAAAATAAAAGATGCTGGTAGTGTAGTATC